TCAAACGCATGAACGAAATCATCACAAGAAAACCCGTAAACCTTCGCCGAGAAATGGAGCGATTCACCGAAATCATGCAGGGTTATCGGAAAATCTGGGGAGCGAGGCCCTTTGAGCGAGAAGCTATGCGATTCATGTTCGACCAGCTCGGAAAAATCGAGCTTGAAGAACTGGCATTTGAAGTCGAAAGATTCGCATCAGAAACAGAACGACCGGCAAGCGCCCCGGAAATGGTCAGAGAAATCAAAAGGAAGTTTTCACATAAGCAGCCAGCACAACAAAGCCAGGAGGACATGAACAACCCAACCCCACAGGACAAAAAAGAAATGAAACTGAATTTTCAGCAGTTTGGAAGATTCAAGTCCCTTGCTGAAGAAATGGGCCGAGACTGGTGGGAGGGAGAGCTTCTGCTGGCGCTGACAGAAGCCAAATGCGAGTCAATCTTCTACATGTCAAAGAAGAAGGGGCCAGAGTGCTTTTTGAATTGGACAATGATAAAAAATCACATGATGAAAACAGAATTTTGGAGAAAGATCGCATGACACTAAGAATCCAAGAACTCAGAACAAAACTGATCAAACTGGAAATCAGGTCAATCGAACTTGAGAGAGAGAACCGGAAACTGAAAAAGGAGTTGCAATGTGCAAAAAATTTGAAAAAAAGCTGATTAAGTCATTGGGTGGGCAGGTCAGAGTAAATCCTCATGGAGAGAAAGAGCCCAAAGAAGTTTGGATTGAGATTGACGCAGCAGGTCATATCTACATCATGAAAAACTGGGGAAACTTCAACCCCTGTGCGGCATCATTTGTTTTTCCCAAAGATTGGCAAAAACAGCAGGATCTCATTGACTTGATAAAAAGATCCATTGTGCTTTACAGGGGAAAGGACTGATGCATATACACGTCACTGTACCGGATCGGGAGCTTTGGAAAATGTCTGTCATTGCAAGACATGTCAGAAAAATGTACCCATCAGCGAGAATATGGTTCCAGAACCTGGATCACGGAATTGGAGTAGTTCACGCCTTCACGGGAAAAAGCCGGGGATACGATTTAATCGTTTCCTGGATGTTTGGGCCGGAGTACCTTCGACCATACTTCATGCACAAAAAAAACACCTGGGATATTTTGGCGGAAGAATGCGAGAAACCAATAGAAAACAAAAAATCATATAGAATTGAATCTGACGTTGACCAGCTTGTGAGTGTAATTGAAAAAAAAGCGGGAATACCGCAGGAGGTTAGAACATGAAACTTTTTCTTTTTTTTGCTTGTTTTTTGTTTGTGGCTGGAGTCTCTTCTGAAGAGGTCATCTCAAGAGACTGGATCAGCAGAAATTGCAACAACCCAGAAAGGGTTAGCCCGAAATGCTTTCAAGTCTTCGGAAAAAACGACAGCGTTACGACAAGCTTTGAGTCTGTCTGGACCCCTGGAAGCCTTTACCCTTGGCCAACAACAACATTTACAGCAGTTTTAAGCTCAAGTGACGCCGCAGATGTTGGACAGTCAATCGTCATTGAGGGGCTTGATGAAAATCGGGACATGGCAAGCGTTACAGCAACACTGAACGGACAAACCACCGTTGCGGTCGATGGAACCTGGTGGAGAGTTTATCGGGTTTACAATGACTCTGACGACCAGAACAGCTTTGCTGGAACTGTCATCATTGCTCAGGATGGAATCACAACATGGAGCGCAGGCATTCCACTCGTGACAACATCAGTTGTTGCGACAGCGATATCAACATCACAGCAAAGCCTGATGTCGGTATTCACAACCGCAAGGAATCAATATGCATATCTTTACGACGCAAGAGTAACGTCAGACAACAGCCAGGGTTCTGAATGCTGGCTTTTTGTCAGAAAGTGGGGGAAAACTTTTCGAGCAATCAGCGACACATATATCACGCAAGACGAAGGGCTCATCGTTGACTCTTATAGGATTCCAAGAGTCATCGGACCGGAGACAGACATTGACGTAAGATGCAAGGCAATTGGAGGAAATAGCAGAATCTCTGTGACATACGGGCTTTACACGGAGCTCAGGTAAATGCATAATAGGTAAATCCTTTTTCCTTTCTGGTTATGGCTTGCCACCGTCCCGTTTGCACTTGCAGGCGGGACACATAGCAAAGAAGATATACAACTTTATGCTTGAAAAAGACGAAGTTACAGACGTGTCCGAAAAGGCATACACGACGACAAAATACAGGCGCAGAAGCAACGAAACTGGCAAGGTCGATCCATGCGAGCGGATACAAGAAGCGAAAGCGAGCCGGGAAGAAGAGGGGGCTTGATGAATATTGAATTTGTCTTGATTGATAAAATAATTCCATACGCCAGAAACCAGCGCAAACATTCAGATGATCAGGTTAAGAAAATAGCGTCCAGCATAAGAGAGTTTGGATTTAAGAATCCAGTGATTGTAGATAAAAATATGTCGATAATCGCTGGTCATGGTCGAGTATTGGCTGCTGAAAAATTAGGGCTTGATAAAGTTCCTGTAATTGTTGCTGATGATTTAAGTGATGCGCAGGTCAAAGCCTACCGACTAATAGACAATAGAAGTCAAGACTTGTCTGAATTTGATATGGATCTAGTTAGTTTGGAGCTTGAAGAGCTGCGGGAGCTTGATTTTAATTTAGAATTGACAGGATTCGCCTCTAGCGTTTCGATTGATGAACTGGAAGAATGCGAACTGCCAGAATTATCTGATGGGGATAGGGAGCCATTTCAACAAATGGCTTTCAAATTGCACGACGAACAGGCAGATAGTGTAAAAAGGGCGCTGAAATTTGCTATCGATAGCGGAGCGAACCAAAGTGATCTAAACGAAAATAGAAACGGTAACGCCATAGCTTTTATTTGTGAATATTTTTTGATGAATTTTAACAATGGGCAAAGCTAAAGATATTTTTATAAAACCGATCCCTGCAAAAGTGTCTAACGAATTTTGCAAGAGTCATCATTATTCTGGAAAGGTTGTGCAAAATTCAAAACTGCATTTTGGTGTTTTTTATAATGGAAAGCTTGAGGGTGTTTTGCAGTATGGAACCCCGATGGATAAAAGGAAAGTCCTTCCATTAGTGAAAAATACTTTGTGGAATGAAATGCTAGAGTTAAATCGAATGGCTTTTAGTGACATTTTGCCAAGGAATAGCGAAAGCCGGGCTATATCAATATGTCATAAAATTATTGGAAAAAAATATAAGCACATAAAATGGATTTTATCTTACTCTGACGCTACGCAATGTGGTGATGGCACTATATATAGGGCTTCTGGATTTGTTTTGACAGGAATTAAAAAAAATTCAACTATTCTACTTCTTCCAGATGGCAGGAAAGTTGCGGATAAAACACTAGATAACAATATTATAAAAGGTTCAGGCTGGTGGAAAAAGAATGGAGCGGTTCCACTAAAAGGCTTTCAAATTAGATATGTATTTTTCATCCATAAGCAAGAGTTAAAAAATTTGACAGTACCAGTTCTACCTTTTTCAAAGATCCAGGACTTTGGCGCATGTATGTATAAAGGAAAAGCGCGTGTGTAGTTTAAAAGTAAAACACATCTATTCCATAGGTGAGAAGGCGGCGCAATACCGACCCACACGCTCCATAAAAAAGGCGGTCTTAGATGAAAGTAAAAATGGGGCGCCCTAGAATAGAAATTGACTACCAATCTGCTGAAAAGCTTGCCTCTCTACACTGCACGGGAGAAGAAATAGCAGCCTTCCTTGGCGTGGATTATAAAACCCTGGAAAGAGCCATCAGAAGAGACCTCAAATTGACTTTTGGTGAGTGGTATAAAAGAAACAGCGCAAAGGGCAAGGTGAGCCTTAGAAGAAAGCAGTTTGAAGTAGCAATGAGCGGCAATGCAACAATGCTTGTTTGGATGGGTAAGCAGGTCCTTGAACAGTCCGATAAAACAGAAGAAAAAATAGACAGCTCAGCCGAGATACTGAAAAAAATCATAGAAAAGCTTCCTGGTGCGTAATGTCACTTGCAGAGCTTCGATTAAAGAACTGCTATTCGCGCTGGTATCCGCTCAAAGAAATTCCAGAGCAGGTTAGACTGGTTTCCGAGGAAAAGAGATTCAAGGCCGTACCTGCAGGAAGGAGATCCGGGAAGACGGAGCGGGCAAAGCGATATCTGGCAAAGCAGGCAATGACAAAAAAGGGCCTTTACTTCGCAGCAGCCCCAACCAGGGAGCAGGCCAAAAAAATTTGGTGGGAAGACCTGAAGCTTATGACTTTTGAGCCACTGCACAGAAAAGAGCCTGCAGTGACATCATTAATACTGTTTCTTGCAAACGGATCTGAAATCCACGTCATCGGTCTTGATAAGCCACAAAGAATCGAGGGACAGCCCTGGACTGGCGGGGTCATCGACGAGATTGCAGACCTGAAGCCGGAGGCCTGGGCAGAAAACATATACCCTGCACTGTCAACATTTAACCCAATGATGCCAGAGTTTCGGCCCTGGGCGTGGCTCATCGGTGTCCCTGACGGACTCAATCACTTTTTTGATATCTGCGAAAGGGCTAAAACAGATCCTGAGTGGGGCCTCTATCACTGGACATCAGATCAAGTTCTGCCCAAAGACATGATCGAAGCAGCCATGCGGGCCATGAGTAAAAAACAGTTTAATCAAGAGTACCGGGCCAGCTTTGAAACAGCTTCAGGACTTGTTTACTCTGATTTTGACATAGCCCTTAACTCAACAGATGAATCAATCAATCCAGACCATCCCCTTTCGTGGACGCATGACTTCAACTATACGCCGCTCAGTTCAGCCGTCATCCAGGAGCGAAACGGGAAAATCCTGGTTCTTGATGAAATAGTTTTAGAATCCGCTGTTGCTCAAAACACGGCGGATGAATTTGTTCAAAAATTCAGAAACCACAGAAACAAGTCTGTAACTCTTTTCGGAGATTATTCTGGGACCGCTGGAGAAGTTCACAACCAGAGCTCAAACTACAAGGTTATCGAAAACACACTTCGCAGGAACGGATGGACTGTGACAAGAAAAGTGAGGCCAAACCCTGCAATTATCGACGGACAGAACAGCTTGAGGGCTTTGATTTGTAACGCCATGGGGGAGAGAAAATTCTTTGTGAACCCAAAATGCAGATATTCAAAAAGCGGGCTTTCCCGTGTTCAGTTCAAAAAAGGTTCAACCTTTCAGGAAGAAGAAACAGAGTTTCAACATATCACCACAGCCTTCCGATACTTCGCGCACGCGAAATATCCTGTTACAATCGAAAGTGCTTATGATGATCGATCGGTTCATGTCATGAGGTTTTAACATGCCAATACAAACTTATGAGTATAGAGACCTTGATTCTGAAATCCTTATGCTTGAAAGGGGCCCAGATTCAATCCAAAGATCAAAACAAGAATGCGGAAACATAATCTATACAATTATTGATGACTGCCTTATCGGCACAGATCGGATGAGGGAGCTTATGTGGAATTCCGCTTCT